ATGCTGTTACATAGTCATATAAGAAGTCTACTGACATTGTAGTTTCTTTTGTTGATTGATCGTAACCGATTACAACTCTCATAGATAAGCCAGATTCAGAATCAGTTACAACATACGCTTCTTTATCTCTAGGCAATTCTAAAGGACGAGTTACAAAAATAAATGCGTCTCTTTGATATGCTAAGTTAGCAACGTGCGCTTTTGCTGTTTTGTCTGGGAATACTACAGCAGTGCCATCAGTGATAATAGCCGAAACCGCAGGATATACAAGAACCGAAATCGCACCATCAGCAGCGGTAGCGTTTGCAGTAGCAACGAATTGTTCTGTACCAATTTGAATTAAATCACCAGCAACAATCGTTTCTGTTCCAACTCCACCGTCTAAAGTTAAAGTAGTTGCACCAGCTGCAATAGATCCATTTGTTAACGGAGTAGTTACCGCAGTAAATGTACCAGCTGTATGAGTCTTAATTGCTTGTGACATATAATTCTTGAAACCCATGATATTACCAATTGATCCATCTCTTAACGCTTGTGTAGTACCAGACTTATCAGCGCCCACAATTGCATCTAATTCTAAGAATTTAGCGTCTGCCGATGTATCCCATGCACAAAATCTATCACCCATTGGTGCTAAATTATCATTAAGAACTTTTCTAGGTCCTGTAAAGTCTGCTAATGCATCTGGAGTAGTACCAGCTACACCGTAGAAGTAAGGAATATCTTTGTAAAGGTTTAAACCGTCTTGATTAACCTTTTGAGCAATCGCTTGTACTGCTGATCTTAAATATTTTGTTTTGAATGCTGGCATTGCTAATGCAAAATCTTTTGCACTAATCTTAAATGATACGTCTGCCAATTTATCCATTGTTACTGTTACTTCTCTTTCAGTAATATCTTGTAAATTAATCGTACCACCAAATTCATCAGCTACAAACACGGCTGGTTTTTCTACAATGATTTTACTTCCCTTGCCTACATATTCAGATGAATAGTTTCTATTCACTGTTTCTGGCATCACCAGCTCTTCTTTAAGCAAAGGTAACATTTCTCTTGCAATTTCTTGTACTGTTAAAATAGTATTAGGCATTATTTTTCTCCTTTTTCAGCTGCTTTAGCTGCAAAATATTCATCATCTGACATTTTTGACGTGTCAACCTCTGGTTTTGTTACTCTATCTGCTGGTGGTGTTCCGTCAGCTACATAACTTTTAACTAAGCTAGGTCGCTGTTCTTTAAGACGGTTGATTTTAGATTCAATATCTACAATTTCACCAGCTTCGTTAATTGTCATATCATCAAGTTTATAAGTATCTGCTAGTAAATCAACTGCATCATCGTTAAAACTCTTGCTAAGTGTTTTTTTAAGCGTTTCCTTAATACTTCTTTGAGTCTCACGCTTTTGTGTATCTAATTTAAATGTTTCAAAGTCGCTAGTCATTGTTTCTAACTTTGCTTTTAATTCCTCATTTGGGTTACTAGCATCTTTTAGGCTTGCAATCTCGCCATTAACTTTTTCTAGTTGTCCATTAAGGTTTTCAATCTCTGCAATCTTACCATTAAAATCAGACTTTAACGCTGCATGTTTAGGAAATTCTTTCTTTACACCCTCTACAAACGCCTCTAAGTTCTCTTCTGATACATATTGTTTTGCTAGTTCTTTTATCCACTCCATGATAAAACCTCCTGTTTATTGTCATTAGACTATTGGATTATTGCCCCTCGGCTACATGCGTTTATTGTTCGCCAACTATTACCTATATTATATACCTTTGTACGAGTTACTGCAAATTATTTTGCACTAACTCTATTCTTATACCAATCATTATAATTAGTATAAGGTATTAATATACCTTTACTATCTGTACCCTTGGCCCTTCTATACTCTGCTTCTGTGAAGTCTCTAGGTACATAAGTTAATCTACATCTACAATTATAATCCATTGCAGGCGCACCAAATTGTCCTGGTGCTGGTGCACTATATCCTCCAGAAGAGAAGTTTTCGCCTTTCTCTTTTTTCACTTGATCTAAAGCACCGTGAGTATCTCTAGTACTCCCGTCTAGTGTAGCGTTCCACTTTTTAACTAAGTCTATACCTTTATCAATGGCTTTGTTTCCAGCTTTTACTATGGCCTCGTTCTGCACTCTAGTGGTGGTAGTCCTAGCGGTGGTCATTGCATTAGTAGCACTCTTTCCTAATTGAACCTTTAAATCATTTGCAACTTGTTTAGTTGACTTACCTTGCGCTATACCCCTTTGTATAACGTTGTTTACTTTTGTTTGTTCAAAAGTCTTATTGTTTTTCATTGACAACTTCATATCTGGATTAACTACATCTACATCTGATTTATTTATAACTTTAAAACCTAACTTTTCTTGTAGTTCTGTTTCTAGCGTATAACCAGTTCTATAATAATTTAACAGCCATGCATCTACACCATAAGCAATAGTTTTACTTTGGGTTTCATTCGATACCTTGTTCATTATCTCCGTTTGTTCTTTTTCTATTGATTCCATTCGGTTATACTTCTGTATTTCTGCGTATGAGACGACACCATCTTTATCACCATACTTTGAATCAATAACAAATAACATCTTCCTTAAATCATCTAAAGCAGTTTGATAGACTAATTTTATTTCTTTCTCTAAATCACTTTCTAACTTAAGTGTATCTTTTTCAGTTTGGGCCATTTTTTTATCAATAGACATTTAATCACCTACTCTAAGTCCACGTTACCTTTGTTTTCGTTTTCGATTCTAATTTTTTCCTCTTCTGTATCTTGCACTCTAGGATCATACTCCCATCTAGTTTGATTAGATACGGATCCAATTGATTCATTAGCGAGTTCAATCATTCTATCTTTATTCATAACCATAGTTCTGTCAAAATTCAATTCTATTTGTTTTACTTGTTGCTTTCCTGTGAGTTCTGCGTACTTGTTAATAAAGTATTCACATTGTGCCACAAAGTCTTGTATCTCCATTTCAAAGTCATTCGCTTTTAAATCAAGTTGAGTATACATTGATTCAATCGCAACATTAGTTACATCACCAGTGATATCTTCTGGATCAACCGCTTGTGCAAATTTAAATATATTGCGCTTGAGTATTTTAAGAGTTGCTTCTCTTGCTTGATAAGGTGTTTCTTGCGTTTCTTGCGAAGCATCTCCACCCTCACCAACTTTCATAACCCTTGAACGTTTAAACTCTTTTATAAACTCTTCTGCATCTTGCCCAGCGTAACCTTTAAGTACCCAATACGCTTCGTTAAAATCTTCTAAGTTATTACACAAGTCAGACTCAACAACATCATGTGCATCTAAGTGTCTTTTAAACCTTGCTAAGTCGTTTTGATGTTCATCGTTATTATATAACACTGAAAACGGAGGTCTGCCCCATGAAGTAGTAATGTCTTGAGTATTTATACCTTTAAGAATAAAGTTCGATTGTTCCTCTTCTTTAACTACATACTCGCCGTTTTCTTTAATTAATAGCTTTCTAGTATCTTTGTCATAAACCTCGGCATACTCAACTTTATCAACTTCATAATGTCTAATAACATAATCATACACTTCAAAGTTATCAGCACTAGGTACAAGTATGATCTGCTCTGATGGAATAACTTTAAATAATAATTCACCGCCACTCACATACCATTGCATAATGCCTCTTAATTTATTAGATGCTTCTTTACTTACTTTTTTAAGCGAACGTCTAAATTTATTTAGATTGATTAGTTTATCAAGTCCTTCTGAAGTTATAGTTAATTCACTATTAACCGAGTAAGAAACTTTCTGATCCACTATCATTTTAGTAAATCCTGCAGGTAATTGATTATTAGCCTTAGTATAATCAGTTTCGTTCGTACCTCTTCCAATGTTATAAAACTCTTTCCTTCTTTCAAGTATAGCTGTATTATTTCCCTTGTAATAAGCCTCACCTTCTAACATTAATTTTCTAATCGGTTGAAAATTTTCTACTTGTTTTTTAATATCCACTGTTTAAAACCCCCAGTCTACTTTATTGCCATGCTTGAAATACATAGCTACATTATCAATACAGTCATCGTGCTTGTTTTTCTTTTTTTCTTTGTTATAGCCATACATTTCACTTATAAATTCATTGTACTCTTGGCCTGCATCGTCCCTTATATATAAATGTTCTAGCATTCTACCACTTTGACCTAGTATTTTCTCGTGCTTATTTTCACTAGAATGAAACTTATCTACCAGTATATTATTAGTAACGCCTTTTTTTATTTCACTCTCATAATATAGGCCCTCGTGATTTTTTTCTATTAAAACCTTTTGAGGTTGATATTTATTAATCATTGTAATCATTCTAGGAATAACCTTCTTAGCGTCTCCGTCATCTTTTATTGCATCTATTAAGTAATGGTGTTCATCGTCAAATTTAGCATATATACCAAGCGTTGCACTATCACTACCACTAGAAGCTGTATCGACTATAGCAGTTAGTTTAGCAGCTTGTGATAAATCTAACCTTGATAGACTGTAGTGGTTTCTCCTGGTAAGTAAAGCACCTTTAGGCTGAATAAACTTAGCGTTTGCTAACTGCTCGAACTTATCCATATCGGTATTTTTATAATTCATTATAGAAGCTATTTGTTCTGGTGTAAGATATGGATTATCTCTGAATGTAGATATAACGACCAACACTCTAATAATAGCCATAGTCTTTTCACCTTCAACTTCTATTTCTATTCTGATACTCTTCTCAAATACTTTAGGCCTTATACCATCATCAAAATATTCAAGCACTTTGTCTGGTGGTTTCATTATGAACTCTGTATTAATAAAACAATCTGGTTCAACTGGATTTAATAGTATAGTAAGTTTACGATCTTCTTTCTTCCCACCTCTTAATTGTTGGTAGAGTGCAATCATATCATCATAGGTCATCCACTGGCCTTCTTCTACAAGACATTCAGTGATACCGCCTAGCTTTTTAACGTTATACTTTTGGACCTCTGTAGCGTATCCTCTGAATACCGCCTCATTTCCATTGATAACGTTTTTAATATAAGCAGTTCTGCTCTGTGGGTTATACGCTGGTTCGTGTTCAAAATCTCTTATAGCTTGTCTAAGTCCAGAATAAAAGCCATCAGCCATGTGATTTTCTAAGTTTTCTATGATTAATAGCTTGTAATCTTCTTTACTTCCTAGATTAGCCACCTTTAAACGTTGTTCATTCATAGTCTTAGCTGAAAAACGTCCTCCAACTTGTATAAAAATGTCATAATAAGCTTGATTGCTTAATACATTGTCGCAATAATGTGGGGTTAATTTAATTTCTTTTACCATATAATCACCTTTGTCTCTAGCCTGTGCGTAATGTTAACTAAACGTTAAAATTTAGCCATTCTTATTTTGTAAGTTTTATGTCTGGCATCTTAGTTACTTCTAATTCTATCTTATCTGTTAATAATTTTAAGTGTTTTGCTAACATTTCGTTATTTTTATTTCTTCCACTTAAAGCCGTATTGTCTATATATTCTCCAAATTCACCCTCTAGTATCATCATATCTTTACAGGCGTTACGAGTCTCTAGTATGTCGTTTAGTACGTTCTCGGCTGTAATTTCGACCTTCTGTGACCTTTTATCCATTAATTCCTGTATAAAATCTACTATGTGAGGTTTCGTCATGTTCTCATATCCTTGTTCCTTTGCACTCGTTTCACTATATCCAGCTCTTATTGCAGCTTGTGTTGCGTTCAAGTCAACAAGATATTCCTTACAAAACATTTCCTGTTTATCCGTTAACTTTTTCTTAGTCATAACCCTCACCTCCCTCTCTATATTATATCACATGCAAGATATTTTGCACATAACGAGAAAAAGAGCCTAAGCTCTATCTCTTATTTACTATCTTTAGTCAAAGCATCTTCAAAATGATACAGTAAAACTTCCTCAACCCTCTTTTCAGAAAATCCATAAGTTCTAGCAATGCCTATCATCTTTAAATACTTTTCACACTCTTCAACCGTTACTGCATATCTTTTTACACAATCATATAGTGTATCTTTTTCTTTCATGTAGTAATCATTAGACGCTTTATACCTCTCAGCACGTTTCTTTTGCCTTGCACCGTATATTGCTAGTATTAGTATAGTAACGTATTGCCAAGTCACTTCATAAACCCCCTAACTAATTTTAATAACGTCTTATTCCAAAGTCTTTGTAGTAGTCTACCGTTAAATATTGAAGTTATGTCGTTGCTTAGTGATAGTGCTTTGTATATCTTACTTTTCATTTGAATCTCTCCATTTTTTTAATATATTTTGTATAATTTTAGCGTCTTTACCGTTGATACTAAACCCATCTATAAATTGAACATAAGATTCTTCTTCTTTGCCATGTCCACAACATGCGTTCATCAATCCTGGTAATTTTCCTATACAATCGTCATAGGCTTGGTATCCGTCTTTTATAGCCACCTTGCCACAATGTCCACATTCTCTGTGTTTCCAATTTTCTCCAACATTTTCTTTGGTGTCTGAATAAATCCAACATTCTTTTAATTTATCATATTCTATATTATTGCCCCTTTGTTTAGACTTAACCATTCTCGTTAACCCCCATATTTTCATAAACAAACCTCGCAAACTTAGACATCACTTCTACAGTTCTTTCGTTATTAATATCAGATTGACCAGTTTCATATAAAAAAGCGTGTGCTAATTCGTGTACGAATGTCTCTTCTAGCCATTCTTTGCTGTATTCTTCTTTCGTTTTTACATCAATTTTCAATACTTTTATAGTCTTTAAATCATAATCACACTCAGCTAAATTTTCTTCACTATAAAATCCATCTTTGTTATCTACAATTTCACATGTATATGTTACACCAAGTATATTAATCTTACTCTTCATCCTAACCACCCTTTATAATAAATGACTTGACCTACTAGAGAGCCAAGCCATTATAGTATTGTTTATTTTTCATTTTTGCCTAGCACGTTTCTTTCAATACGATCTTCGACTCTTCTATTCATCCACATGAGAGCTTCTTCTAGTTTTGTAATTACAATTGCATTTTCTCTACTTTTGAATGGCCCTTCTTGAAACGATTTCATTCTATCTAATACAATTTCTAATAAATCGGAATCAATTACGCCGCGTTCTGAACCTTCTTCTTTTCTAGCGCCGTTTTGGAATTTGATAGCTTGTGTGCTAATATACCCATTATTATATCTATCCCACTCAATTACATAATTATGATTAGCGCCTCCGTTTCCTTTTTCATCTACTGCAATCACCACATTTAATTTTTCTCTCTTTTGAATCGTTTTTAATTCTCTCATATTGCCTCCTATTTGTCCTTCGGTATTGTTTATAATATGTTACCTCTCTTTCTATAGATCAGATTATCCGATCAACTCCTTTCTAGCATCTAACAGCTAATAATTTGCAATCGTAATGCTTTCTTAAAAACAAATGTTCTTTTGAATTAAATTTAACGCTCTTAACAATAGGTGTCATTCTTGAATCTACAATGACAATTAACTTCACACTCGTAATAGGTAATGAATCTCCGTTCCAGTTCTTATACATTGCTTAATCCTCCTTTGTATCTTCGTTATGATCGGAAATTAACAACAAATCTTTTTTATAATCACCTGTAAGTTTCTTTTTAATGTTATTTTCGTTAATAGTTTTCTTTGCGTCTGCCAAAACTTCTGGACTCATAACACCTAAAGTGTTTTTGTTTTTTAAATTCATTTCTTAATCCTCCTTATTCTTTTGGCATAGTGTAAATAGGGTTAGTTAACTCTTTATCTGGAAATTTAGCCATCCAATACGCTTGATTGGCCACATCTATAATATGACCTTCTATTTCTTCCATAACTTCTTTTGCTTGTTCTTTTGTTTTATAATTACCTAATACATAATGCGCTTCATCGTTATCTAATTGTTCCAAATTAATCAATACTATTGGTGATGTTGGTATACCTATAATTTCTTTAGGGTTTTGATAATTCATATTAATACTCCCATACTTTCTGATACTTTTACCATCTTGACTTTTAATAATAATCATACCTAACACTCCAAACCATCTATATAAGCAGATCCGTCTTTAAGTGATAACTCTTTTAGCGTTTCATCAGATATAAACAGCATATACAAAGCAACGTAAACTCCCCACAAAGGAATACTAGCAACCAATAAAAATCTTATCGTGCCAACAACACTTTCAATTTTTGACTTTTTTCTTGCCTTCAATCCGTATCTTTTATTAACAGCTCTGCATCTTAATTCTGCAAACACCGTGGTTAAAATACCAAGAATTATAGAAAATAATATAAACTTCATATCTAACCCTCCAATTCCTTTAACTCAGCTTCATAACCACTAATCAAATGCATCTGTTCTTCTGCTTGTTCTCCTATTTGCCTTAAGGCTACGTTTCTTTCTTTGATTAGTTCTTTAAGTTGGTCTATGCGTTCTTGGTTAGGGTTAACTTCTGTGAATTTTTTGTATCTCAATTGTTCCAATGTCAACAAATCTGTTATTAATTGATGCTCTGTTTCGCACTTTAAATCATACCCAGTGGTTTTATAAATGTATCCTTCTTCATCTTTATAAAATTTTCCTTTTTCTAGTTTTAGCTCTGTAATAGATAGTGTTTTATTTGATTCAAAACCTTTAAATTCTACTGTATTGCAACCTTTGAATCCAAATTTAGTTCCGTAGCGTCCTCTAAAAATTCCGTACAAAGTTTTTTCTTTGTAATAATCCCAATTATTTTCACCAAAATATGAATCGCCAGTACCCCATTTATACCCATGCGAATCAGCTTCTTTTAAAAACTCATTTGCTAATTCTTCTGTAGGACAATTTACTGCAATATCTTCACCTACATACTTACCATCAAACTCTTCTTTGGTCATGCGCGGTGTTGGTTCTTTGTAAGGTTCAAAATTAGCACTGCACCTTCTGTTTAATTCTTCTAAACTTCCAAAAGTTCCATTAATTTCATCCGCAATTCCGTTTATAAATGTGTGAATTGAGCCTTTTTTTAAAGAACTACATGCATCTTTAAACCCCACTACTACAAACTTTCCACTCAATAATTTTTCCATACTTTCCACCCTTTCGTTCGCGCGTAACCGCACTATTTAAAATAATCTTTGTATTCTGCCTGTGTAAACTTAGCATTTTTACGAACTATAATATGCTCAAACCTTTTTATAATTCGTTAATTTACCTTCGCCCAGCATATAGGACATTTATTCTTTGGTGCTATTACATACCAAATTAGATATGCCCACGGAATACATAAAAAACATGTGATTATAAACGCCACCCAATTAAATTTCTTAACTGGTTGTACTTTCCTTTTGCAGTAATTGCAGTAACACATATTATTCCTCCTTAAACGCCCATCTATAAATTTGAATTAATATAACAAATACCCACAGTATGGGCCATATAAAACTAAATAAAAAATTACCTTTGCTTAACCCAACGCTTGACCTTGAATATATATACCAATTTAATAACAATCCAAGTAAATAAACGATCTTTAAAATTAGAATTTCCAACACCTCCGATATGTTTATTATAACATTTTTACATGTTATTTTCCACCTTTAATATCGTACAAACAGGATAAAAAACACCATAATCCTACTAATGTACACCCTATTCCAAATGCCACCCATTTCCAACCCATTAGAGCCACCCTGTAACGTTAATAAATGACTTAACTTGCTTTGATAACTCTTTAAACTTGTCCTGGTATTTCTCTAATTCTGTGTTCCTTTTGCTTAATCTTTCGATCGTTGCTTTAAATTCCTTGTGTAATATTTTGTGCTTTGTTGCTTCGTTTTTATACACTGCGCATCTTTTGGCAGCCGCTTCTAGTAAAAGCGTTTTTTCTTTAAGTTCTTTTTCTAACTCTGCGTTGCGTTCCTCAGCAGCGTTAAATAAATCAATGTATTCGTTTTGTGTGTAACCGCCCATTTTAACCTCTTTCTAAAAGTATTTGTTAAGCTTATCGCAATACATTTTCTGTTGAATAGTTGTTAACGGCTTATCGTTTTGTAGTGATATTACCGAGCTATTACCAAGCCCTAAATTTCTACAAAATTGATTAATGGTAATGTTTGATTTTTTAATAAGGTCCATTATAAATTCTTTTGTTATCTTTCTATATTCAAAGTTAATTAATCGACCGCTTTTTACTCTGTCGCACTCTGAATTAGTAACTTGATAGGAAAACTTTTTAAGTGGCTTGCAAAAACCTTCGTTGCTATGCTCGCATTGATAGCATTTGTGTTTTCCTGCTGCTGATAACTCTCCTATACTTTTTAGATAATTCTTTGACACTGGCATATGTAACACCCTTTCGTAAAATGTTTATAGTTTTGTTTCGCGTCTAACCACTTTCTTTCCGTTCATCGTGTTGTTGATGCATGATCCTAAAAGATTAGGACTTTTTAATCTTCTTTTCTTCCATCTCATGATTAGTTTTTTCATAATTTCCTCCTATTTCTTCAACGCTCTTTTAACATCACCAATAGTAATATTATTTTCTTTGCAAAATTCCGCTATTTTTTCCATTGTAACGCGTTCTTCTTGGTCTTTTGGTATCTCTGTAAGGGTTATTACCTTTCTACCGTCTAATGTATCAATTTCAGCGTCAAATTCCATACCTTTAAAGCAACCTTGTTTTTCTAACTTTGGCTTACTAAGGAGTACTCCCCAACCGCTGCCTACATCACTTATTTTTGTTTTTTTAATATGTTCCATGTGTCACCTCCTTATTAAATTCTTATCCAAGCTAATCAAAGGGAGGATGATTAGCTTGGTAAAAACTTAATATTTTTTTCCGCAAAACGGACAATAAGAATGAGAAAAAATAATTTTTAATTTAGTTGATTTTTTTCCAAGAGTTCCATCTTTTTTGCATTTTTTTACTTCAACTTCTACACTAGATGTTGTTTCTAAATGCATATCTGGCATCATAGATGACGACCCACTCATTTCAGTTCCGATTAATTGGTAATCAGTTTCTATCTTTCCTGTTAAATATTTTTCACCTTTTTCTTTAATTTCTTTAATACAATTACACATTTTAATTTCTCCTTTCAATTTGTATATCTTTGTTACACCCTTATATTATAACAATAAATTATAACTGTCAATAGTTTTAAGTAAAAAAATAGAGACTTTTTTAAAAGTCCCTACATTGCTCGCCTTATGTTTTTTAAATCTTCTTCAATTACGTTAATTTGAAGCTTAATAGCGTATATATTTTCTTGTACTACGTCCATTTCGTATTGAGCTAGATCGCGAACTCTTTTTAATTTTCCTATTTCTTCGTCACCTTGAGCTAAATTATAAACCGCCGTGGCTGCTATTGGTTTAGTGGCGCCATAATTTGTTTCATAACCTATAATCATCATTTTAGCCATAAGCCTAGTTCTTGCTGTTTTATACTTATATTCAGCATCAGCATATATTTTGCTTAATTTCTGTTTTTTAAATATGCTTTTGTTGAGGTTTTCAATTAACTCTTTCCGTTGCTCGTACATTTCCTGCATGATTAATCCTCCAGGTAGTTTTTGCCTATGAGCTTTATAAAGCATCTCCTCGAATCGTCAGCAGTTAACATTTCAGTTTCTATTAACGCCTGTTCCCAATCAAGTTGATGTTTTTGTTTTAATTCTATATCTAAAACTTTGTTTTCCCCGTGTACTCCGTTTTTTTCTCTATGGCAGCAACTACATAGCCATTCTACAAATCCATATTTACTACTTATTTTTCGATTAGGTCCACCATATACATGATGTATTTCTAAATTATAAGATGATCCGCAACCAGCACATCTTTTTTCGCCTTTAGGTATCGGAGTCTTTTCTTTCTTCTTTTTCTTTTTCTCTGGTTTCTTTAAGTAACTCAAGCCACTTCACCCCTTCTATAATCTCTCCCATTTCTAAACTGTCTTTATAGCTAAACGAGTTCTTTTCCTGCGTTGCTGCCCATTTTAAAAAATCACTTTTCTTTATTGCTACATAAACATTTTTATCTCCGCGCCATTCTACTACCAACCAATCCATTTTGCATATTTGGTGGAATTTAAGTATATGGCGTTTACCATCTTCAAATAACCTGTAATCTATTTGATGTGTAATTGTTCTAGACTTTAACTCTACAAATATAGGATTATCTTTTGGAAATAGCTCTATATCTACTTTTTTATCCTTGCGCCTACGTTTGCCATTGCTTAATGTTTTCTCTTGTCTATAAGGTATTCCGACTGTATCGCACCAAGTAAAGAATAACTCCTCAAAGTTACTCCCTACTTTAGCGCTGTTTTCTTTAATTGCCATTTAAAAACTCTTTTCTAAATTCTAATTGATTTTCACTTTCGTAAGATAATTGGCTTTTTCTTATTTTTAATTGTCTAATGTCTTCTGCTGCGTTATCTATCGTGTTTTGTCGTTTTTTTATCATAGCGTCACATTCTCTACCTGTTTTTATTTTTGATATGTTGCTTTTTAATCCTGTCATTATATCACCCTTTCGTATTAATATATTTGCACATTAGAATGGAATATCATCATCATCTTCTATCGCTTGAAACTCACTAGGATCAATACCGTAATTAAAATTATCGCCACTACTTTGTTGCTTATCGCCCCATTCAAGAAATTCAACTCTACTTGCTAAAACTTCCGTACTGTAACGCGTTTCACCTTTGTTGTCTTTATAATTTCTTGTTTGGATAGAACCGTTGACACCAACAAGTCTACCTTTAGTTAAAAAACTAGCGCAATTCTCAGCTTGTTTGCCCCATACGACTACTCTGATAAAATCTGCGGTTGGCGTTCCTTTCGCCTGCATTTCTTCTTTTTTGTCTTTTGATAACCCTTTGTCAACTGCTATTGTGTAATTACATACGGCTCTACCGCTCCCTGCAATAAATCTAAGATTTGGATCAGAAGTCAATCTTCCAATTAATATTACTGAATTTATGTCGTCCACTCTCCTTTTAATTTTAACTTTCTAATAAAGTGACTTATATTACTTTGGTCACATCCCAACTCGTTTGATAATTCTATTTGTGTCTTTTTATTTATTATTAATTCTTTATACAAAAGTTCTTTTGTTAAAATGTCAAATCAATACAACATCATTCATTATTATTTACCTTCCTTCTCTTTTTGTTCGTACCAGTCTATCAGTTTCAAAGTTTTGTTATCATATTCAACATGCCATTCATCGTTAAATATCCACGTTTTAATCATTTGTGATTTTGTGAATGTAATAGCATCTAATAGTTTCTTAGATTGTTCTAGTTCTTCGTTCTTGTCTATGAGTTCTTTAGTTAACTCTCTATATACAGCCATTCCACATATTGACCAATACAATAATGCTATTTGTCCTTTTATTTCACTTTCTCCATATACGGACCATTCTGACATTAATTCGTCTATTTCTTCATCTGAATAATCGTCCATGCTTTGACCTCTTGCTTCTGCTGCTAATCTTGATAATTTAGTCAAACTCATTTCATCTTCAAAGTCACGATATTGTGCATATCCATCTTTTAGATAAGCCATGTTTAAAGACATATCATAATTGCCCATCTTGCTTGTATCATCTAAAATTTTAACACCTTTATATTCTTTCATTCCTACACCTCTTCCTATTCTTCAATTTTATTTATAATAATTTCAACTTTTTCTTTTACCCATAATTCAGCTTTATTTTTACAATCATCTAAACTATTACCTTCTAATTCATCTTCGTACAAAGTCTTTTCTAAATCACCTATCATAACACAAACGTCAACTGTGTTATTAGGCCAATATCTGCAACTAACGTTAATAACACCAAAATCAAAATCATATCTTCCGCCACATATATCTTTTTTCCATTCCGCATCTGTAAATTCATAGTTTTTTATTTTCATTGTTTACCCTCGCTTTCTAAATGTCTTCTAATAATTCAACTGCTCGTTCTAAAGCCTTTTTGTGCTTTCTTCCGTAATTAACTATAGTTCTCTTGGAATTAAAATACCCACCTTCAATAATACCAATATGGATTACAGGTGAACAATATACACTTCCTATCATACAATCTGAATAAAAATTCCTAGAATTTTCTCTTAGTATGCATTTTAAACCTTTTATAAATAGACACTTGTATCCATTATAATTAGTTACTTGACGATGTAGATAATATATTTTACCAATTTCAATAGATTTTATTTTTATGTCTAAAGTACCACGACCTTTTTTTATTTCAAATAATTCTTTTG